CAAGCTGGAGGGTGTCACCGTCATGGGTGTGGGGGCCGATTGTAGTGCCCGTTGTTAATTGGATGTCTACACCGGTGTCTCCCGTATACCAGAGGGTGTTAGGGGCATCGTCGTGAACCCATATTTGACCGTAAGCGGGAACATCAGCGTTGGCATCTGCTATTTCTTTTATGTATGAAGAATTAGTTTGAGTAACAACCCCCGTATTGCTAACGGTGAACTGCAAAGCTTCGGCAGAATTCTCACAAGACAATATATTTCCAGCATTGGATAGTACACGCAAACCAATACCAGCGCCAACATTCGATATAAATCCAGCTGAATAAGCCTGATTAAGATTCCAAGCGAGAGCTAGAGCGCCAACACTAACATAAGCAGCAACCCCAAAAGTGTTCCTTAAGCTATTTACAGTCACTTGATTTGTGAATGTTGCATCATGTGTTACATTAAAACTCAACCCTCCTGCGGATCCATCATACCCAATTTGATATCCAAAGACATCCATTGATCCGTCATTTTGAATGGTAAGTGGGGATATTGATGTAGGTATAGCATCGGCAGCAACCACTCCATTTGAAACACTGAAAACGTGTTTACCATTAATTTGATGATGATAGGAAGCTTCGTCCGTTGTTATTGCCCTGAAATTTCCCGCTGCATCAAAATAAAGATTCTGTGCAGATACAAAACTAGAACCAGCTCCCGCCGCCGTAGTGCTAAAAAGTGCCGCGTTACCACCTAATTGAATGGTTGTCCATGCAGCAAATAAAGCCTCAAAGGCTGGTTTACCTACGGAAAGGGAGCTTGTAATAAATAAATTATCACCAAATCGACTGGTAGCACCCACATCCAATTGATACAGTGGGGCCGCCGCCATCCCTATCCCCAGCCGATTATTAGCATCATCCCAGAAGAAATTAGCGTTATCCTCCGATACCAAACCGGCAGGCCCAGCAAACAAAACTGATCCCTGGGTAAGCCCTGATATAGTGAGGGAATTTCCAATCGTAATATCGGCAGGAAGCCCGATGGTAATTGCCTGACCACTGGCAGATGTCTCAATCTCGTTTGTGGTTCCTTCAATGGCAAAGGTTTCCGTGTCCAGGTCAACGGTCCCGGTACCGGTGTCGCCAGCAAAGTCCAGATCCGAATTATTAATTTCTGCCTTCAGGTTCCGGAAGTATATGCGCCATGTACGATCACATTCGCCGTAGGATGGACCCTCTTCCGTATTGATTATTTTCTGAAGTACTGTGGGAAGTCCCTGGATATCCGTCATCCGTTGACCTCCGCGTCCTGGATTACCACCTTGATGGGATCACTAATAGTCACCCTCGGGGTCCAGGTGTCTAGCGCGGAACCAAGTTGCCACCATTTCACCCGTGCGTTGTATGCTCCTTGTTTGCCGATATCCGCCCAGTATTCGTTATCACTCCATGTATGGCCTCGGTCTTTAGAGAACTCCAGCATCGCCTGGGGATCTGATCCCTGCCCGGTATTGATACCGATACCAGACTCCATACCCAGCTGAAACGACCTGATGAAAAGCCTTTTAAGTCGGTTCCTAACATGAGGCCCGACCCACTTGCGCTGGATTTCCTGACCGTTGTCGGTATAGGTGTCCAGGTCAAGCTGAAATATCTGCCCGGTAAAGTAGTCGCCTACATAATCCTTGCCGTTGAAATGAGCCTGGACATGGCCGCGCTGACGCTCCGAGGCATTCGTGGACGCATTGAGGTAAGCTCTGCGGTGCCAGAGTTTAGTTGTGATATCATAAGCCCAGCTCTGATTAGATGCCTGAAAATCAAAGCATTGAAAGACATGGCCTTCCTGCTGGTATGTCCATGCTGGTGCATCGGTGAGTGTGGAGAAGCTATTGAAAATGTACGGCATATCGTAGCCGCTGACGGGGATCACACTATATCCCTGTGTCATAAAGACCTGACCCTCCCCTTGTTCATTGCCACCCAGCCACAGTAATGAATTACCGATACGCTCCACTGAACCGAGTGCCGCGCATCCGACTTCACCTTCAGCGCCCTGGTGTCTCTCAAAGGGGAACGATGCGCCGCTGTTGTACCAGACTTCAAAACTCTTATCCTTAAGGATCCAAAGTTCATCGAGATGGCTGATGATGGCTTTTATGTAACCGGGTCGAGCGTCCGCGCTTGAAAAGTCCAGACTGGACCAGCTGCTGGCATCATCCGATCCACTGATGTAAAAGTCATCGCTGTTCGGGAAAGCTATTATCATGTAACCGTCCTGGGCAGTACACCATTCCGGACCGTCATAACTGTTGTTTGTAATAATAGTGGTAAGGTCAGTAATCTCTGTAACGGTACTCAGATCACTATAGTAGGCTCTGTTTCCATCGACGATCATTATCTGGGTGCCGTTGTCGGCCATCCGCACAACACCATCAGTGGTGCCTATCGTCCCGATGCTGGTGGCTGTGCCTGCTGTGGATACCGTATAGACTGTATTACCACCCACAGCTACAAAGGTGCCGTTAGCGCTCTGAATCAAGCCGCGGACAGGGCTATTGGGAAGGGTAGTAAAAAGCGAGAGCCCAGGGGTTCCTATCAGGCTATAAGAAGGCCGTCCATTCTCATCAACCCCGGATTCCTCCGGGTAAAGATTGACCCGCTCATGCGCTGTAAGGTAGACACTGCGTGCCTTTACAGAGGGCGTTATTAAAGGTAATCTCACTTATAAGTACCAGTGTATATATCATAAGTACTCCCGCTCCCTTTAACCAGGGCGTTGTCTACCGGCCGGATGCCGTATTTTTTGTTTACTTGTTTAATGCCATTCAAAGCGTCCCATGCCAGACGGCGCATATCAGGTGTTATTTTCACATGGTAACTCGGACACAGTTTCATGGCCAGGTGAGAAATGATAAGTTCTTCATACCCCGCCGGCAGTGAAATTGTCCCGGTCAAGGTTATGGCTACGAACTGCTTAAGACTGTTCATAAGGGCCGTGCCGTTCGCGCTGGGCATCGGGTATAGGTTCATTATGCCCTGGGGAAAGGAGCGGTCAAAGTACCACTTCTGGGGAATGCTGGATGTTGCGTCTTTGTCCCTGATTTCCTGCCACTGCTTGGCAGTAAGTTCATCCATGTCATGGTCGTAGCCATCCGAAGTTCTGAACGCGAGAGAAAAGATTTTCGTCGGCCATGTTGTATCCCAGTCCCCCCCATCGCCAACAGTGTAATCCTGATCACTGGCGGTGATGGTCTGGGTCTCATCCAGTATCTCATAGACTTTGCGCCCCTGATTGGCCCACCCTGAAAGCATACGATTGCATTTATTCAGGGCGTGATCAGCCATGTTAGGACCGGGACTCTCACCAACGGCGAGAACTCCGATTTCCTGCAGGGCGTCCTTGAGTAAGTCGTTACCGTTAGCCATTATTCGTAGCCGTGATCATCCTTCCAGGCGGTGTATGCCTTGGTTTCATAACCGTTATGAACGGCTTTTTTCCTGGGATTATCTGCACAGAAAGCTTCCTGCATTTCTTCCTCTGTGGGAGGGACTTCATCTGACGGGCCATCACCTTCCTGTGGTGCCTTTGGCGGATCTTCTTCAGGATCAGGATCAGACTCTTTTTCTTCCGTCTCGGGTTCCGCGGCGGAGTCGTTGGGACCATCACCCTTACCGATGAATCCAGCAGCATTCGCGTCAACCGCTTCATCCGGAGTAGCTTCCTGGTCAGCCAGTTCAGCCTTGGCATCAGCTTCCAGGGAGGCTTCATAATCCAGAAGCGCCTGATTCTTTTTGTTCAGCCGGGGGTGTCCTTTAGGGCCCCGCCATCCTTCATCCCATGCAACCTTATGCTGCTGGACGTCTTCCACTATCAGGGTAGCTTCTCCCTTATACATGCACTTGGGATATTCAACTCTTACTCGCTGCATATCAGTTCTCCTTATTTGAATTAATTTTCGATTTGTTCCAGAATTATTCTCAACATCAGCGTGGTGTCCGCTGTGTCGGACGTAACCGTTGCCACATAATCCGTGTTCACATTCAAAAGCAGAGGCAGCCGGGCAATAAGTAAGTCCATGCCGCCAATATTTCCGTGGCCGGCCATGTCTTTATGGATTACAGTACCGCCTGTGATTGTGGTGGGATCCGTGGTGAATCCTCCCACGACATTAGCAACACTCAGTACATCCGGTACCTTCCCACACTTGCGGTTCATGTTTCTCCATACAGCAGCCGAACCTCCGGAAAGGGCACTCGGGGCTTCCTTAACCTGAAGATCGCACCCACCAAAATCCGCACCACTGGCACTGAAAAGGAAGAACGCTCTAATGGTCTGGTATTTCGGGACATCGGACGCCGGGTTGGCCGGGGTTGTGAATCCGATATCAATATTTGAATTGGCAGCAACGCCCTCGGCGCTGTGAAAAGCCTGGTAAACATTGCCTTCGTTTACATTAAACAGTTGGTTGAAGTTGCTCATTGGGTTTGACCTCCTGTGGTGTGTCGTTAATTCCTATCTTGAAAACTGCGGCATGGCGTCCGCCTACTTCAAATACCTCAATCATGCCGCCGATGGCTTTCAGTTCTTTCACTACCTCGTCATCTACATCATCGAGTAGAGCCAGCTTACCCTTCATTGAGGGCTGCCGTAATGGGAAGAGACGGTCAACACCCATCCAGCGGGGCGGTCCGTCAATAATAATCAGGTCCGGCGGTTCCTTGGGCTCATAGCCGTACCATTTGGTTTCTTTATCAATCGGTGCTATTGTGATCAATGGCGATATATCGAATTTACTGCACCAGGCATCGAGCATCGATCCGGGCTTCACCCATCCGTCTTCATGCTCCAGCACAACATGGCTGAATTTTTTCAACTTGGCCGCAATGCCAAATACAATACTACTGAGCCCTGCTCCGCATTCCAGTATCTTTGAACCTTCAGGCAGACTCATGGCGATATTCCATCCCGCTTCACAGAAGTCGTCAGTCGCGGCCCATGGCTTGTTACCCCATTGGTCGGCCATAAAAACAAAGTCAGAGTGAGCAGCTTGGTCGTCATGCAGGGCCTGTACACAATCATCGAGGTTGGTAGTTTCTTCTTCCTTCGGCTCGTATATGGGGATCGGTTCTTCGGCCTTCAGGGTATGCTTTTCCTTGTTGGTGGGATTGTTGAGATGTTCAAGAAAACATCCGTTCCATCGCCATTCCCCGATGTGTTCGAGCCTTATCTTTGAATCACAAAGGACTTTGCCACCGGCAGCAATCCACTTCCGGCAGAAGGTAACATCACCGCCGTCATAGGTATTGGTAGTGTACCGACGCTCAAAGAAGCGCAGTTGAGGTTTGATCCGTCCCCGGCTGGTCTGGGTCGGTGCCATCTTTTCAAAGGCGGTACGCGGTATCCGCATGAAGCCGGTGGGAATATATGACATTGAAAGGACACCCTTCCTAGTCAATTTATCGCCTTCATTCTGGAGCAGCTTACCCACCGGAAAACGTATAGGATAATTTTTAACGGGATAAGCTCCGCCGATAATGTCTTCCACTTCATGCGAAATAAGCTGCATAAGCATTTCTGGGGTCCATCGCAGATCAGCATCAAGGAAGACAAGGTCAGAGCATTGGGTGTCGTAATAAAAATCTTTAGCGAGGGCATTCCTGCCGTCATCGACGTGACAGTTGTCCTCCATTATAGCAAGTTGAAAGGGGATCCCCTGTCTTGCCAGTTCCGCAGTTGTCATGGCCAGGCTGTATGCGTAGCCCGGTTTGATTCGTTCTTTGGCCGGGGTCGCCAAAAAAATAGACTGCCCCGGCCGAACGATTGGTTGAGATTTATAAGTAATAGCCATCAGCTTGAAGCGATAAAGCCTCTCGATGAAAGCCTGCTTATGAGTGCGTTCACACCCGTTGCCGACAACCGATTGTCCGCTATCACCTTATTGATAGATTCAGCCTGAAGCTGGGAATCCGCAATAAGGATATTCGTACTTTCAGCATTCAACTGGGCATCTGCCACCAGCTTATTAACTGTCTCGGCGCTTAACTGTGCGTCCGTGACCAGTTTGTTGATGGTTTCAGCCTGGAGCTGACTGTCGGTGATGAGTGAATTACATGCCGCTATCAGTTCCGTGGTCGTGGCCGTCGCAACCGCTACCGCCGTGATCGTGGTGGTGTCAACAGTTGTGATGGTCGTGGTATCGACCGTTGTAATGGTCGTTGTGTCCACGGTCGTAATAGTGGTCGTGTCCACAGTCGTCACAGTGGTTGTATCCACCGTTGTTACTGCAGCCGGCTGTGTGCCGGGCGTGCCCCCCCAAATGGCGAATTTCTCCGACGTAAGCCGGCAAATCCTCGAACCATCAGGGGTTCCGCTGTCAAGTTGTTCGTATGTTACTCTTATGGTCATCTGTTTCCTCCTTTAACCTATGAGTACGCCGCCGCACTGCGGTCTCGGGAAATCGAGTCCACACATGAGGTCGAGACGGCATATCTCTTTGCGGGTTTTAATGTCGAAATCCTTGACCAGAACTACACGGACTCCTTCATAAGTTTCTGCGGCTCCCCACACGTTTTCAGGAATGGGAAGATCAACAGTAACCAGAGCGGTGCTGTCAGGGGCAAAGAAGAGATTCATAGGATAGACTGTGCCTTCGCTACCGAGCATGGTAAGTGCGTTCCCGTCAACGGGGGCAGCTGCCACATTCTGGTAAGGTCCGGAAATGTCAATTGCGGGACTGATGGGGATAGCTACATCACCAGTAGAGTCAGTGTCAGCGGTGCAGGTAAACTGCTGCAAGACACCAAGGTTCTTCTTTGTCTGGGGATGAACTTTGTACAAGCCGGCAACGGTGAATTTGTCGCCGTCCAGTATCCAGTCAGTTTGCGTGTCTGCACCATCGACATTCAATGTCGATCCGGTCTGGCCTGCTCCGTCGATTACTGCGGTATCAAAAGCTCCCGTAGTATGACGATAAACCAGATCAGACTGAAAGAATTCGAAACTTCTCAGGCGTTTCATAGCGCCCTCGATGTTCTGTTTTGACGTTTCTTTCGCACTGTTAAAAACAGTAGAAAGGGCGTCAACGAGTTCATTTTCAGCTGCCGAATTGATGACCATGCACCACGGCTTATTCCTGGGGGATAAGGACTCCTGCAGTTTCTGCTTGGCGTCCCCAATTACTCCGGAAGTCGCGGGTGTGGTACCTGCCGCTCCGACATAATTGTAAAATGCGCGGGCCATCTCCTGTTGGACATAGCTTTCGAGTTCATGGGCGAGGCGAATTACCTTCGGTTCAATATACCGTTCACGATACCGATCAATAGTCAACGCCAGGTCTGCACTATTAAAGTCCCAGGCGATGTTAAATACTTGATCGATGGTAATTGTTCCGGAGGATTCCTCTGTGTCTTCCACGTCGATTTCCATCACCCTTCCAACGGATGAGGACTCAACAGGAAGGCGGTACGTCACAGAATCACCTATCTTCTTCCCTGATTTGGCAAACTCACTGGAATATTGCGTGTTGATATTCATCACACACGGCAAGTTATCCGTGAGCACCATCAAGGTTTCAGCTAGGATCTCTGTCGGCGTAAGTAATGTATCCGTCATAGAGTATCTCCTTTATTGTGATTAGGCGGCGGCTTTAGCGGCCCTCGCCTTTCTCCTTTTTTCAATGATGGTAGCCACCGAGTCGCCAGGCTTAACCTTGCCACCCGATGCCGATTTCCCTCCCCCGCCAGGGGATGAAGTCGTTGCCGCTTTTTTCCTGGGCGGCGGTACCAGTCCGGCTTCTATCTTGGCCAGCTCACGAGCTACCAATGTAGGTGTGGTTGCCGTCATCACCTTTTCTAATTTATCCGGGTCTCTCAACTCATAAATAATATGAGGATTCCCCGTCTCTTGAATAATCTGCATTATGGCAGCGCCCTTGCGACCAAGCGCTTTGAGGTCGGTAGCTACATCGGCCACCGTTTCATCATAATCTTCAATCTTAACACTTAACTTCGCTTCTTCCTTGGCGTAATCGGACGCTATCCTGCGCTGTGCATTCTGATATTTGATGGCGTTTTGCTGTTCCGTGAGACGCCTGTCCATCTTCTTTTCATATTTTTTCTCACGGTAATCGTCCATTTTTTCTTCATGGTCATCCATGGCGTCGTCATAATCGCTGTCATCTTCAAAGTCGTCTCTCTTGGGACGTGCTGGACGCTTAAGCTCGTCACCGCCACCGCCTTCGCCTTTCAGCTTTTCTATTTCCGCATCCCGTCCCGCCAGCTGATTCTGGAAGTCGGCTGTCATGGTGCGCTTTTGACGGGCCAGGCGCTTCTGGATAAGGTCGTCTATTTTTTTCTGTTCAGGAGTCCGGTCATCGCCCTCCTCCTCCTCCGTTTCCGTCTCGGTTTCTGTTTCTGTTTCGGTCTCTTCTTCAGTCTCAACCTCTGTTTCCGTCTCGGTCTCGCCGCCACCTTCGTCATCGAGAAAAAACCTGAAATCAAAAAGCCACCTGATTAAATCAAAAATCTTAAACATTATTTACCTCTTTTTCCGTTGAGTTAACGTCAATGTATATCCACCTCTGAAACTATTTTTTTCTCCGCTATGCCATACTTGCCCTTGATATGTTCTTTCTGAATGGCTGCGTTTTCTTTTATCTGGGTATCCAGTGCCTTGCCCTGTGCTTTCATTCCCTCGGTTTTCACCTTAACACCAGCATTGATTTGAGCTACCTGGCCCTTCATATCGATCTCGTACTTCTTCAACTGCTGTTCAGTCTGTTTCTCTTCCAGGGCAGTCTTCATCTGCTGGAGCATTTCCTTCAGCTGCTGATTCTGCTGCGCCATGGCCTTCATCTGGGCCGGGTTCATCTTTCCATCTTTCTCGAAGAACTCGGGATGCTCCTTGGCTATCACGGCCTGGAACCTTTCGGCTATTTCATCAGAGAGATCCCAATCCTCTGTCTTTGCCACGATATCCCTTATCAGCCGGGCACCTTCTTGATCGTTTTTAACGAACTGGCGCATGGACTGCTGGGCTTCCTGCCGGCGCGTTGCGTAACCAGGACCAACGGAAACCACTACTGAATACTCGCCACCGAGGCGGAGT